CACCTTTAGGCCATTTAAGGCCTGGAAAGGAAGTAAATCCGCGATTAAATCCACGGACCCAGATCTGTCCACCGTGCAACTAAGCTCTTAGAATATAAGAGCTTTGTACGGCCTCTTAGAGTGTAGGTGTTACCATACTCTTGAGCTGACAGAGCATTAAGGCGGGCCAATAAAAGGCCTACCCCCTCAGAGTCTCGAGTGACACCGAGACTAGTCACGTGATGAACTAGATAACCTTCCAGTCCATTACGAGCTCGACTTGGGCAAGCTTCGTCGAAGTTACTGACGAAACCGCCGTCACCAAGAGAATCATCAATCCTCAGTCGCAATGGCCGAGGAACAGACGACACCAAGGTGACCCATGCTTTATATAGACGAGCGTCACAGCCGTAAATAACATTGCGGCGGTGGGCTAATCTACGTATCGCATTCGCAAGTCGAAACACCCCTAGTGGGTGCTGAGCCATCTGCTTACAGTAGATGGGCTTAACGTCAACTCCGTCATAGTAGTGAGCGCCACAAGATTCTCGGAAATAACCGTCGGAGTAACTTTTCCGTAGGTTCACCTTGAATCCGAGGAACTCACAAAACGACGAAAAGAGCTCATAACATTCAACGGGGATAATGACATCATCCCCATAGACACTGATCTTGCCGCGAGTGCGCAAGTACCCGCGAACGGCAACAGCTGCCGCGTAAAAGATCAGTGATTCAAGCTCAAAGGTAAAGCCGTTCCCCATACTGGAGAATTTCTCGACCAAAAGAGCCTGATTGTTATGAATGCCGTAGTGGGACCGACACGCATCAAGCAGTGAATACCATTGAGGAGGTAATAATTCCTCAACGACTTTTCTGCTAATGCTATCACTTGCAGATGAAAAATCAACAGTAGCTAAGGTGCCGTCTTTCGACGACTCTAAGGCCAACTGCTGGTTAACACTCTGCTCGTTTAAGTTGATCCCACGCCTTCGGAGGCGTCGACGTATCATCAGACCAATAGCCTTTTGGAACCAGAGGTTAAATCCTGGCTCCACGGCTATGACCCTGTCCGTCTTCGCATCTTTAGGTACGGTGATTATTACATTGCCTACCTCAAAGGTCGGCCAACTCGGTAAGGTACCCAAGTGTGCCTGCCAAATGGGGTATTGCCCCAAGAAAGGAGCAACAAAGGCATACAGATCTCGCGTTATCCCAGTCTCTGACTGGAACTTATTGGTTGCTGAGGCATACTCACCCTTAATCTGGTTAGTAACCCCAGGTCCCCAATTGGCGCAGTCGAAGAACTCTTCCGGCTCAAAGTCGCCCAGCACACTCTCAATTACCTGCGCCGTTGCAGTAAGCAACGATGCAGTCGGGGCTGAATTGTAAACAGCGTCCGAAGAGAGATGTCGGAATCGACGATTAGTCTGCTTACAGAGGTTCTCCATTTCGAAGAACTTCTTTAAAGCAACCTCCTTCCTGTCGAAGCTAGTTTGAAGAAAATTCGCTTTTGACAAGAGCTTGGTTGCAGTGTAAGCATCCCTAAACTCAGAACTATTTGCATAGTCTTGAGGACGGCACTCGAGAGCTGTCAGCTGGTCATGCTCATTATATTTAAAGAGCATGTAAGCTGCCAGAGAGCGAGGGCAATCAAGGGCGGAAAAGACCTCTTCTGCTACCTTAGAGGTCACCCTCTGAGGCGCGCGAAAGGTTTGAGCAAGATGTAACACTTTGCTCTTACTACGCTTATCATAAGACATAGCTGGATCTTCCTGTAGTTAACTACGCTACACTGGACAATACCCATTTCTGGGTACCAGAAACAACTGGGCGGGCTTTAGTACACGCCTTCCATGTTGTTAATCGCGTTAATGAGCGGACTTCCAGTTGCATCGGAAGGAGCCGCATCACTCGCGGTGATCGTCGTGGCCAGTAGGGACGCCAGGTTGTTGAGCAGTACCAAACGCTCAGCAGCTGTCGACCTTTCGGGCAACATGATCTCCAGGTTCGCAGTGAGATCGTACGCACGCGTTGGAGCCGGCTGAATACCGGTCATCGTGGACGGCGACGTCACTTCGAGTGTCGGAAGAACCAACTTTGCCTGCACGCGGGTAACCCTGCTCTGTTTAGTAGGAGCACGGACACTCAACGTGAAAGCGGGGTAACCAATCTGGATTCCTCCAGAACGGTCCACCCATTTCGCCACGCCGGGAAGGATAAACCCCTCGGGGGAGAAAGTACGATCGACCCCTACCGTAGCGCTAGTAGTAAGGTGCGTCGGGCTCAGGATCGATGATACTTTGATGTCAGCTATCGCTGCCATGTATTTACCTCTTTAAGAGTTGAGTTAAGAGCGAAACTGCATTGGCGATATGTAAAGTTGAGACAGGATTTTTGAAGCGTGGCAGTGCTGGTCTCGGAAACCCCGTGAGGGGCGTACGATCACATATCACTTTCTCGCGACTTTGGTTCTGTCTCAAGTGACGATAATTACCGTCACTACCGCCTTTGTAGTCACCGCCCCAGAGCTCCGTTTTCGAGGTCCATTTTTGAAAGACAGTCTTACAGCCTTTTTCGAACGTTAACCCGTAGGTTGCGTCCATTGAGGCCAGAAAATTGCCAATCGGAATGAACCAATCGATTACGAAGGACCATGGAGTTAATTCCCAAGCGATCAGAGCTGGATTTGTCACGCCCAGCTGTGCGAGGGTGTGTAATCCCTCATTGGGAGTGCTGTAGTATACGACGTACTTAATCGTATACTCGAGGCGAGTCGTAGTCTTAGCTCCGTAGAAGTTACCAAGAGTAATACCCTTGGCAAACGACTGCGAAGGTTCAGACCAAAGCCACCTCTGCTTCTTCTTTACTGTTTTAGTACGGACTTCTCTAACGCGTTTCTGAGCAATAAGCTCAGCTGCGCCATAGCAGTCCTCAAGTAAAGGAAGCCAGCCATACTGTAACTCCAGCCAACCGTTAGCTACAGCCCCGGTTGGGTCCTCAGCAAACCGCTTGCGGTATTTCCGCTGTTTTCGAGCGGAGGTTTTACCGTTTACGGCTTCAGCGGCACGATTCCAATTACCTTTCTTTAGATTGGTAAGGACATCGTACACCCGTTTGGCAGTATTCGCAAACAGGTTAACAGTTTGACCTCTCTCTCCAAGCACTTGGCCGACATTGACCTTGGAATCACGTATTTCTCCAAGGACTTTGGCAACCGCCTGCGCCTCGAGAGAGGCTATTTCTGAGCCGCTTAAACCAGGCCAATTATCCTGATCAAACCGTGTTGGCAAGGCGCCTTGGTCGTAATCCACCCGACTCCAAATATTGGCGTCAAGGTGGGTCTTCCAGGCGTCATATCCATCATTACAGCGGTTAAGTTTCACCGTTTCATAATGGAAGCCGTTCATCGGAAGAGACCACGAATTTGTGAACTCTTTCGCCCGACGGCGGCCACGGTAGTTAGGAGTCTTATTCGAGATGCGACTGCCAATTTCGCTTTCTACAACAGGAGTGGTAACAGTGTACCCGCCGACTTGCACCTGAGGTCCGCCTTGCGGCGTATTCTGGGTCGTCCAACGGGTTCTGATACCGATTTTACTCCTGTTCCAGGTCGCACTTGGCATGGTAATCTCGTTTAAGATTGGTAAAGTCATTCGCAGCCTCTGCAGGCCACGGACGACAACTGGATCCAGGTAAGAGAACGTACCTGAATTTTGTTCTCACATCTGGGAGTACCCAAATGTAAGGCGTCACCATCCACTTCCTAGTGAGTATTAACGGAGTAATTGCAACACTCCCCTCATTAAGTCGTAGATAGTTCCTTCGTGATCCGAAACAAGAAGCGCAAGACTAACAAGGATAGACACTAAGAGCTTAAGTAATACTACAGCCCTTTCATGTTTTTCCATAGACTTACGCTTTTGCAGGAGTTTCGGCAAGGGTGAAACTGGCTCACAGGGCATTGAAACCCCCGGGAAACAGTTGCAGCTGTCCGACTGAAGCATCATACGCCAGCTTACGCTGGTGGATGTAATAGCTAAAATCGTCCAGCCAGATGGGTTTAACCCCACCTACTCTTGGTAGCCCTTCTTGCATGATCCGCTCTATCTCGCGACAGAGCAGACCCAGCAATATTGAGTCAGAAGTCGACTCAAGCATGGGAATCGTGAAATTCATCATAATCCCCATGAAGGCTAACATCACGCAACCTCTCGTTCACTACAATAACGAGAGGGCCCCAGTACTTCTCAAGTAGTGGAGCCCCACTAAAATCGTGGGTCTGCACTGCCTCGATAAGTACTTTGTGCTCGAAGAACGTCATCTCTTTAGGCCCACCATGGGCGTCGAGACGACGGATTGCAATGCATTTTCGGCCTAAATGTGGCTGAAAGCAAGCTTTCCAAACGTCAAGAAACTTCATGGTGAACCTCCTGAGATGACTAGAGCACACGAGCGGCTTATGCCGTCCGTAAAGATACC